TTCTGTTCTCTCTAGGTCTTTATCAAATCCATAATGTGTAGTTGATGTGTGTTTAAACCTATCTACTAGCACATAACGATAAACATAATCCTTATTCTTTAAATGAATAATTGTTTTTGGATTGTCTATCTGTTTCATAGTTAAATGGTGGGGCTTTTACACCCCACCGATTGTCTTAATTAGATAGAAGTATCAGTTATAACTGCACAACCGTAAGATTGTTTAATCGCACCTTTACCATACGTGATAGAAGCCACGATTTCAGTTGCTCTTAGAGAAGCATCTCTTTGAGTTTCAACTTTGAAATCTTCTTTAAGTGCTAAACCTAATGAAGCTGGGTGAAATACTGCACCGTAAGCATCATCATTAGCATCTGGAACGATATTTGCATTTTCAAATATCTGAACACCAGCAACAGTTCCAATGAAACCATCTCTTAATGCTTGATTTCCGATTTCAGAAATAGCATTTGCGTTAGTGTTGTAACCAGCTTGTGTTAAAGTTTTTTTCAAATTGTAGACTGCTCTTGGGTGGAATACACCATAAAGTGGAGCAGGTACATTTAACATTCTTAGTTTCGCAACAGCTTTGAAAATTAGATCTGCATCTAATTCAACGGCAGCAGCACCCACTTCGTTTGTTGTGAAATTAACAAAAAGAGCTGCTAAATCAGTATCAACTTTTTTAGCGATCGCACTTCCAAATAATTGACCAATGTCAGCACCAACATTTCTAGATGCAGAATCTCTGCCTAAATCTGTAAGTGTAGTCATCACGCCAACTTCCGAAGCAGTAATAGTAGCTTCAGTTGGATTAATTGCTGTGTTAGTTAAATCAGTAGCTTCATTAACAGCGTTAGCTGATACAGTAGGATATACTGGTACTGATATAGTTTTTCCTGATCCAGTTATTGGATAAGTCGTAACAAGAGGTCTCATTACAGATGTTTCTTCAAATGTAAAGATTGCTTCTTGTGTAATATTTTCAAACAGCTCGTCTAGAGTTGATGAAGTTGTTTCGTTTGCCATAGTTTTAGTTTTGTTTAGTTGTTAGTTTCATTTTAAATAAACCTTGATCTCTTTGTTTCCTTAATTCAGAATATAATTTTCTGTCATTCGGATTATTCAAATCAAGATCACTCATTTTTATTGGTTTGGGTGTTGAACCACCAATCTTACCTTGTGAACCTACTCCACTTTGAGTAGACATCACGTGATGAGGATTGTTTTTTAGATATTCGCTTACCAAATCATTTACTGACATTGGTTCGCCTTTGTCTGAGTATCTTGGAGTTCCATCTTCGTTTATAACTTCAACAGAACCTTGTTCGTTAAGTCTAACATTTGATCTTAGTAGTTGTTTAACTTCTGCTGGTTTAACAGCTTTCAGTCCACTTGCTACATTGACTAATGTTTCGTCTATACGAATCCTTTTTAATTCAGATTCCAACGATTGAATTTTTTGATCCTTTTTTGATACTGTTTCTTTTAAAACTTTATCAAACTCGCCACGTTGTTTAGCGATTTCTAGTTCCTTATCTTTTTTCTCTTGAAGTAACTTCTTAGCTTCTTCAATGTCAATTCCATCAAGTTTATTAGATACAGTTTTTTTATAACGATCTAATCTTCTTTGAACTATTTGTTCTAACTGATCTGCAGTAAAAACTTTGTTCTCTGATTCTTGATTTTCAGAAACTTCTACTCCAGCAGTTTTCTGAGATGCTGTATTCTCAACCGAGTCTTTTTTTACTTGCTCGTTCATAACTTACTCCTTCTATATTGTTAAGATTATCAAATATCAAGAAGATTAGGTAAATGCAAGATTAAATAGTTGAATTACCTTCATCATCAACCCAACTAGGATCAACTGGTTGCCAACTATGTCTGCAATTATAACCACCTCTTACTATGAATGGACTTCCTTGATCTCTACCTTGTCCAGTATCATTAGCCCATATTTGATTAATTTGTTCTTCAGTATAAACCTTACCTGTGTGTGTTCTGCAAAAATCTCTAGAATCTTTTATAATAGAACCATAGTATAAATAACTACCTAATCCTAATTGGTCAGCTCTAAACTTAGCTAACTGACCATCAAAGCCCATAATAGAATCAGTAACTAATAAACTTGCATATTTTACAAAGCTATCACCTTCAGTTGTTCTGCCATAAGTTTGTTTTAATTCATCAATAGCTGTATTTACTTCAGCGCCATCAGGATTGTTAGCTATATACTCTACAAGCTGTTGTGCTTTTTTATTATCTGAAAATTGATAGATACCATTTATTTTTTCTCTAACAGTTTCAACCATATCATTAAAAGACCTACCTACTAATGTTGATTGATAAACTTCACCAGCTAAAGTGTTTGCTAATTCATTTCCAAGATTTTGAAAATTAGTAAATGCTAACCTTTTTAATTGCTGAATAACAACTAAGTCAGCTTCAGTTATACTTTTAAACTCAGGTGGTATAGGTAGCTTTCCATAACTTGCTACAATCACTCCTGCTATCTTATCGTAATCTTTTATAAATGTTTGAACTGGTTTTAAATATAGTTCTTCTATTGCTTGTTGTAATTTTGGTTTAATTTCAATCGCTAATCTTGTTGAATATAATTCGCCAGTCCTAGTAGGAAGTTCAGAAGCTATACTTACTACTTCTCTCTCTAATCTTTGAATCGTTTTAAATAAAAGTTCTTGATGTTGTGCTTCTAGATTATCTAATGCTTTTTGTCTTATGTCTTGTAATTGCCTAAGGATATCTTGTGCCACATTAAATTGTAGGTAAAGTTATTGGTTGTTGTGCGAACTCTCCTAATGCTTCTGTACCACCTTCTATTTCAGAATCAATTTGTTCTAATGTAGTATCATCTTCAATTACTGTTCTTGCTATTTGTTTGTCTATCTCTTTAGCAAATGTAGCTGATTTAATATTACTTGCTTTAGCTTGTTGTAATAATTCTAGATCAGTTGCCCAATCTCTAATATCAAATGATTCAGGATATTCTATTTTACCTTCAAATACAGTTTCTTGCCATTCAGCAAATAATCTCCAGATTTGTTCTTCAGCGTGTTCCATTAATTTAGACTTTTCAGATAGTCTTGCATTTAATAATTCAAATTCAGTTCTTAAAGCTATACCAGATTGTACTCTTTCTGCTGTTGCTCTTAAAGTTCCTACGTGAGTTAAACGATTGATTGCTTCTACTTTATGATTAATAGATCTTAATACTCCGTCAAGATTACTTCCGTTAGGTTGTAAAATATATGGTTTTAAATTTGAATCAATGTTGTCAGGCATTTCTATAATAGAACCTGCACCTGCACCTGCATCAGTATCTCTTGTTTTAACTAATGATGGGTGATTGCTTAATCTAATAATTTGTTCAATCTCTGATAGTTCATTGTAAATAGCTTTTTGTAAATCAGCAACGTCAGTTAAGTCAGAAACTCCTAATGCTCTCATTGGGCTTCTTTGATTGTATAAAATAACTGCTGGTATTTTTCCTAGTGGGTTTGGTACTGAACTTACTAATTTAGGTTCATCTCTATTCATTGATGAAATAAATACACAATCAACTTTATCTTGAAACCAAAGTTTATAGTATTCTCCTTCTGCTGTTTGTTCTTCTCTAATTTTTAAATAGTCTAAGTAATAATATCCAGATTCATTTCTAGTGTAGTGCCAGTCTAAAACATTTTCTGGAGTATAAATATTTATGTATGGTCTAATGCCTTGGTCTAATTCTTCTGCTCTAGTCATTACGTTTGTAGATGGCTTATCAACCATTAACCATACGTGTCCATATACTGAAGCAAATCTTTGTGCTTCTCTCATTAACGAACTAAATGATCTACCTTCTAAATCAGCATCATCTTTAAATTGCTCAACTGACATATCTTCTTCAAGTGAAGCTAATTCTCTTACTGGTTCAACTCTAAATAAGAATGATGAATAAATATCTATAATGTTGCGACAATGATTATCTAATGGTGTGAAATTAGTTCTCTTAAAATATTCTGATTCTAGTTCTAATTGGTATGATTGTAAGTATTTTCCGTCTTGGTATTCTTTACCACCTAAGTATGATCTAATAAAATATTCCCATCTAGGCATCATACCTTTATAAACTTGATGTTGTAGTTCTATGTCTTGTCTAGTGTATGCCATTATGAGAATCTTTTTGGTTTTGATTTAGGTGTGTTTGAAGTGATTGGATATAAGTAATCTATTGCGTACCCTATTGCGTCAGTCATATGATCGTAACCATTATTTTTTTCTGGTTGATTTGTGCCTTCTTTATAGACTTGTTTCATTAAACTATTTATAAGTGTTTTACAAGAATGATCTATAAATATAGATCGCTTTCCGTCAAAACTTTTTAATTTTGAATTAACAGCATTAATTCTATCCCTTATTAAAGGGTGACTAGACTTACATTTAACATTAAGCCCAGCATTTTGCAATATAGTTAAGTCAGTTCTTCCACCTGCTGAAGTTTTTCGTTGTCTACTAGCTGGATCAGGATATACAACTATATTTTGTTTAGGGTATCTACTAAATAATTCTTCAATAAATTCATCAGTATTGGAACTATAAATAACAATCTCATCAAATACTTCAATAACATTATTCTTAATGTGAAATAAACAAGCACTCATTGGATCTATGTTAAAGTCCATACCCAAGTGTATTACTGCTTTAGGATCATACTTACATTCTTTAATATTTTGCTCTCTATCAAAGTTATAATAAACAACTCCTGCATACGTTTCAAATGATGCTAAATATTCTTGTCTAAATGTTCTCTCATCTAAATCTTTTTTAGCTTGGTCTATTTCTGCTTGTTCTACTTGCCCACCATCTAATGTTGTGTACTTAAAAGACTTCCATTCTTTGTCATCTCCCAGTCCTCTTTGAAATATATTATATGACCAGCTACCAAATCCTCTAGGTGTTCCTGTAAATAAGACGTGACCATTAACGTGCTTATCAGATATAGTTGGTCTTAACACTTCAGTCCACGCTTCTTCTGGAATATCGGCGAACTCGTCCATTACTAAAAAGTTTAATCCTACACCTCTTAAATTATCTGGAGATTTATCAGCCCCTTTTAAACTTATTTGACAACCATTCTTTAGAATTAATGTTAAATCAGATTCGTTAATGTACTTTACCCATCTAGCGTCTGTTGCCTTTTTCTTTAAAGGTTTCCACATTATCTCCTTAGACATTCTATAAGTTGGGCTTACATAGAATATCTTTCCATTCTTATTTCGTGATGCGAACCTTAATAATTCTACAAGTGCTAAGTGTGTTTTGCCAAACCTTCTTCCAGTTATAAGAACTCTAAATCTATTTGGACAAGTATAGACAGCTTTTTGTGGTTCGCTTAAAGGCATTAGTTAGTTGATCTTAGGTGCTTCTCTAAATCTTGTTCTAACTTTTTAATTATTAAATTTAATCTTTGTATTTCTTCTTGACTAATATCAGCTTGTTTCATTAGATCATAAATCCTAACTTCTAAGTCGTGGCTTCCTCGCATTTTCTTATCTAACATTTTTGGTTTCTTTCGCCCACACATACATTCTTTCACTTCTTTTTATTCTGGTATATTCTTAAATATCTTCTTCCTAACGCTACTGCTTCTGATTTGCTTTTTCCTCTATATCCCCATACTTCAAGTGCTAATTTTAATCTAGTTTTTCTACCCTTGGTGTCAAACAATCTACCTCTACCACTTCCCATTCTAACTAAGAAGGAACCTTTACGTCTATATTCACTTAAACTATTTGGTCTTGATTTAACTGGTGGTCTTAAATTGCTACCTGTTGCCCTATTAATTCTTGCTCTACCATAAGCAGATAATCCACCTTTTGGATTTTTAAATCTTTTAGTTATTCTTATCATATTTTTTCATACTGAAACTAACTGGTGCTTGTTTCTTAACTTTTAAGTTATGCCTTTTCATTAATAACTTAATAATGCAATCATTACACGATTTAATACGCTGTTCTAGCTTATTAGTAATTGGTGTTAAACAAAAGATACATTTCATAGTATATCATCAATAGGTAGTGGACTAAAATCTTCTCCTATGTTCTGGTCATTTTGACCTAACATTTGCTTACCTAGCCATATAAGCATAGTTGTATTACCTGTCATAGCTACATCAAATTGCTTCTTCCTTAATCTAATTTTTCCGTCTGACTTCCCTTTTGCTATTTCTGCCGAATAATTATTTGAAAGAGTATCAGGATCACACTTAAAGAAATGTGCCATCTCTTGAATTGTACAATGATAACTTGCTAATGTTATGACCTGCTCTCTATCTAGAACGATAGTTGGTCTACCTACTTTTCTTTTTTCTTTGTCCATAATTAACCGATAATGTAATCGTAATTATGGGTATTATTACTTTTTGAGAGATTTGTAAAGGAAGTCTAATAATTCTTGATTTTGATATAGTACGTGGCACATTCCATTTGCGATTGAATTACATACAACTTCTTCAGCTTTTAAAGGTAAATCTAGTTTGTATTCATCGTGGATCATATGGCAAAGTTCGTGCAGTAATGTGTTTGTCATTTGGATATTATCTAATGATTTATCTATTGTAAGTGTATTGTTATCACAGTCAAATTCTCCAAATATCTTTCTCTTGGAAGCTGTTTCGTGTTCAATGTAATCTAACTTAACAAGCCTGCTTCCAAAGACTATCTTGTCAGGTAATTTCATTTACTTTTTAATTTCTTTGCTATGTAAAGGTTTTTAACGAAACTAGATTTCTTACCAAACTTTTGACCTGCTGAACGTCTTGCTGTTTTATATGCTTTAGATTTAGTATTAAAAGGTTTTGGTTTGCCTAATCCTTTTGGTCTATTTCTTTCCCAGATTGGCTTCTTCATTTTTTTCTTTTCGGTGCTTTCTTAGGTTTATAAACTCTATAAGTGCCTTTTCCTTTTTGTGGGGTAATGAGTACACTTACTGATGTTGATGTAGTTTCTCCTGCCATTATTTTTTCTTACCCTTTTTATTAACAGTTTTCTTAGAACCTTTTTTCATCATGTAATTTTTTGGCATTATATTTTATCCTTTATTATGTTTATCATTCTTACTATCTCTATTCGGTATGTTTGTGAAGTAGAATAGTTTTCTAATGTTTCAGCTAATTTAACTGGATCTTTAGTTTTTTGTCTAAGATTTCTAAATTCAGAATAATGATGATTGTTATTTAATATTTTAATGTAATCTTTAGTTGATGCACATTTTGAGTAATATGTTTTTATTCTCCAGTTAATAGATGCGTCTTGTTTTAATGGCAGTATTCCGTTCTTAGACCAAACTCTAACTCCAAATAAAGCATTACCTTCCTTAGCAAACCTACTTGTTCCGTAGTCAGATTCTACAATGGCTTGTGCTATAATTAGTAATGTTGGTATTTGTTCCTCTTTTGCCAAATCAAGATTAATGAAAGCTATACATTTTTTCATTGAGTCTATAAATTTGTTGCTGGAACTTGTGTCTATCTTGGGTTCGTAGAATGAACCGATTGCTTTGATATGTTTTATTGTTTCTTGCCTGATTTTTTCTTTGACGAGTTGATTAGGAAAAAATGTTCCTATAAAAAATACAAGAAATAGGAATACAACTATTATTGTATAGTCATAAAGTTTCCCACTTAATAATTGAATGTTCATTATTTTTAAGGTTGTGATAACCTTCCAGCTTTACAGCTTATCTAATTGGATTATTCTTCGTCAGAATCTTCTAGATCTTCGTCTAAATCTTCATCTAGATCTTCGTCAGTATCATCATAAGTTTCATCTGCTTCCATTTCTTCAAGATGATCTTCTAACATATCTCTTAGAGAGTCTAGTTCTGTATTGATTTTGTCTTGTGCCTTTTCAAGTTTAGCTATTATTTTTTCTATTTTCATAACTTCTCCTGCTGGTTAATTTTGCACCATTAAATTAGTAAAACATTTAATGCAATATATTTTATTTAAAGTGATTTGTTTTATATTAAAAGCCCTAATAACCTATTGATTTTAAAGACTTTTTTTAATTCTGCTATCTCTAAGTCTAACTTCTGGGAACTTACTCTTTTTGCTTGTATTCCTTTTACAAAAATGTGGAAAGGTATTTAATAACCATTGAACAGCTTTTTCTTCGTATTCTACTGTGCGATAAGTTTGTATTCCACCATCTTCAGAATAATATTTTGTGTTCGGCGCTACATAATTAAATCTACCAACACCACCATCAGCTATATAATATCTTATACTTCTTTCATAATCTTCTTTGCCATATTCTGGGTTTGTAGATACGTATGCTTTTTTTTGATATGTGTTCTTCCAACCATAAAAACAAGCAACGATATATTTTAAATTAAAACTTACTGTATTTTTAAGGAAATAAGGATTTAATACTGGATTAACTCCCCACATATCAACTTTTTTAGATAAACAAATTTCAAAAGCGTTGTTAATAAATTCATTTAACTTTAATAATGTAGTTGTTTTTTTGTCATCAACTTTCATTTCAATATTTTTAATATCGTCATCTATTCCTAAGATTAATTGATTTTCTTTATAATAATTTACAATAAAATTTCTTTGAGTATTAACGTGTTTTTGATTTGTGACTATAAAGTTAATTGGGTAATCTGCTAAAGATTTTTTATATTCTGGTAGTTCTTCTCCGTCAGATAAAAATAAATCTACTTTGTTAAAATCTATATCTGTCTTAGCTAAGTAATTGATTGTCTTTTCTTTTATTGTGGTTGCTCTTTTAATGCTTGGTATAGCTATTCTATAATCCATTTATTGAATCACCAGCTTTCCTATTTTTAGCAATTTCAAGTTCTTCTTTAGCTGAACCACAATGAACCATATTTTTTCTGTAATAACAAACTACTGATATTCTTTCAAAAGGTTTATCGTGTATAAATTCAGTATTTCCGTGAAGTTCGTGTACGTCAAATAAAGCTAAGTCACAGTTTTGAACATTAACTGCTACCCCATATTTTGGTAGAACTGTATATCCACCTTTATATGTTCCAGTAGATAATACTCCTAAGTTTCCGAACCCTTCTAATAAATCTCCTGCGTCATAATGACAAGCTGTTCTAAAATTTCTATTTACTGTTACTGTTGAGAATACTGTATTAGGCATTCTAAAATCTTCATTAGTTAATTCCCATTGTTTCCTTTGGTTTTCCCATCTTTCTGGCAACGCCTTTTTAAATAGTTCTGAAATTAATTGAATATAAGGTAATGAACTTTTATAAGTATCAAAATTTTTATAAGTAAATTCTGTTGTTCTACAATATGGGATTCTTGGGTATCTATCAGCATAACCTATAACGCTTGATTCTACTGCTTTAGCTTTTGGACTGTTAGATAATGTTCCATCTTTTTTTAAAGGTATAAATCTATTGCCAGTTATTTTGCCAACTGTCATTCCGTCAAATTTATCTCCTACTTTTAAATCTTTAGGGAGTTCGCCAGAAGCCATACCTCTGTTATTAGATTTAGATATTGCTTTGCGTAAAGAATAATATGCTTCTTTAGCTATGTTCGCAGGAATACAGTTCTTTAAAAATACTGCTAAAGGGTTTCCATCTGGTTTTAAAATTATAGTATTATCTTCCGCAACTACTTTAATGTAGCTTTCATCAAGATATTTGCCTTCTAAATCTTTGATTTGCTGGTCGTTAAGAATTGGTTTTGCTATTATTGTATTCATTTTCAACTGCTTTAAAAACTGTGTCTGTGAGGTTATCAATCTTATAAACACTTTTCAAGTAATCTATCATCTCTTTTAATTTTGGTTCGCTAGTGCTATCTAGAAATAATTGAACCATTCTTACTTGTGAGTTTGGTGCTTTAATTTCTCCCATATCAACATTCTGGAAGTTATTATTAGCTGGTTCAAATACTGGAACTACATCTTTAAATAGATCGTCAATTTCTTTTTGGTCAAAACCTAAGATAGTCTTATCAAAGTTTAGGGTTTCTAATTCTTTAATTTCTAGATCTAGTAATTCATTATCCCACAATGAATCTTCATTAAGTCTATTGTCAGCAATCCTATACGCTTTAGATTGTGCTTCTGTTAAATCTGCAACTAATACTGGTACTTTTTCTAATCCTAATTTTTTAGACGCTTCGTACCTTGTATGACCGACAATGATTGTTTTGTTTTTATCAACTACTATTGGTTGCTGAAAGCCAAACTCTAAAATAGAACTGGCAACTTTATCTACGTTTAAATTTTTTCTAGGGTTATTAACGTAGGGTATTAAAGTGTTAATGTCTAAATATTCTATCTTCGTGTTTTCTATATTTTTATTCAATATTTCTTTTTGCATCTTCTTCCTTTAGTTTAGATAATGTATATTCTTCAAGTGCGTCAGAACTTAAATTCTTTCTAGCAAGTTCGTATTCAGTTAATACTTTTTTAACATATAAAGCGTTACTAAGTTTTTTTAGTTTAGGTT